TCTCTTGTAAACCAAAAAATTGATGACCATGTTGGTGCTTGTGCCGACAGATATGAGGCAATAGATAGACGATTATATAGAATAGAAGCCATTATGATTGGTGCAAGTGCATCATCTATCGGCTTATTGTTAAAGATAGCGTTTACCTAAGATGTCCACAAAAATTGGTTTGCAAGGAGAACTTTTAGCTAGTTCTGTTTTGCAAGGCTACGGAATTGATAATGACCTTGTTGGAAAAGATGGTTATGATTTATTAGCGTGGTTAGAACAAAAACCAATACGAGTACAAGTAAAAGCTACACAAAAAGCCCATACAGATCGTGGTAAAACTGTTGCACGATACAATTTCCAAACAAATTATGGTGGACAAAAAACACCTATATCTAAAATACAATGCGATATGTTAGCCTTAGTTGCCCTAGATAGACGTACCATACACTTTATGCTACCTGAAAACCTTTCCACAACAAAAAAAATATATTCAGAACAGATGACTTTAGAAAACGAACAGATGACATTCTCTAAAGTTTTTGATACATTAAAAAGAATGTGTACTTGTTCGTAGGAGTAATTATGGCAAAAGACCCAAGATTAGCAAGAGCTGGAGTTAGCGGATTTAATAAAGCAAAACGCACTCCAAAACATAAAACAAAGAGCCATGTTGTTGTTGCTAAAGAAGGTGATAAAATAAAGACAATTCGTTTTGGTCAGCAAGGTAAAACTGGTGACAGGACTATGACAAAAAGAGCAAAGTCATTTAAAGCAAGACATGGTAAAAACATAGCTAAAGGCAAAATGTCTGCAGCTTACTGGGCAAATAAAGTTAAATGGTAGGAGTAATACATGAGTTTATATCGTAATATTAATGCAAGAAAAAAAGCTGGAACAAGTCGTTCTAAGAAAAAATCAACTATATCTGCAAAGGCTTATTCAAATATGAAAAAAGGTTTTCCAAAAAAGAAAAAGAAAAAATGATTAGTCTATTAGGTAGTTTACTTGGTTTTGGAACTTCTTTCATGCCAAGCGTTTTAGGTTTCTTTGAAAAGAAAGCCAAATTTAAACAAGACTTACTTATGCTTGAGGCAAAGGCAAAATATGCCGAACAAATGTCTAAGTATAAAATACAAGAGCTAGACGCAGAAGCTGACATAGCCGAAGCAAAAGCTATTTATGCTCATGCCGAGCAACTTTCCAAAAACAATTCCTCTAAATTTATAGGTGCATTACAAGCATCAGTACGCCCAGTTATTACTTATTTATTATTCTCTGTGTTTGCCTTTGTTAAAGTTACACAGGTTTATATAGCCATACAGCAAGGTGACGACCCATTAGAAGGTGTAGTAGCTGCATGGGATATTGAAACACAAAGTATGTTTTCAGCAATTATTGCTTTTTGGTTTGGCAATAGAATGATGAAAAGAAATGGATCATAAGGTATTTTGCAAACTAATAGTAAAAACTGGAACATCAAAGACAGAATTGATGCAACAATGTGGCGTTGCTAAGATAACTATTAACGGAATGATAAAAGGCACAGCTCCTGTTCCAGACAGCGTTCAACATTATCTTGTAAATAAACTCAACTCGTGATACAATTTCTTTTATAATTATAGGTAATAAAATGAAAAATATTATTATGGCAGTTTTTGTATTAGGATTAGTTACAGCTTGTGCTAGTTCTAACATTGGTATTAATGCTAATGTACCAGAAAGCCAAAAAGTTAAAATATTAATTGAGACTGAACCAAAATCTGAATAATGGAAATCCCACAAGTTTGCCATATGCAGCGAGCATTGAGTGACACTCAAATTTTTACTGTCTTAGAGAAAATAAAAAAAATACCCTCCCAAGACGGAAGCCTGACAGGTGGCGATAATAAATCTTATAGAAGTGTTGATGTAAAAGCCTTTGAAGCTAACAATAAAGAATTAGAATTTGTTGCTGAAATTGTTTCTAGTTTTACGCAGACTGTTAATGATAAATATTGGAACTTTGATATAAAAGGCTTTGCCGAGCCACTACAGTTCTTGACATATAAAAAAGGTGGCAAATATGATAGTCACATGGACATTAACTGGCAAAACTTAAACTCTAAAAGACCAAACAGAAAAATTACTACAATCATTCAACTAACAGATGATGATAAATATTATGGCGGTGATCTAAAAATTGACGTTGATAATAAGAATGATTTTTTTATACCAAGAAAGAAAGGCGATATAGTTTGTTTTCCATCTTTTCTTTTACATAAAGTTTTTCCTGTCAAGAAAGGTGTAAGACATTCTATTGTGTCTTGGTTATCAGGCGACTCTTGGAAATAATTATATTATACCCTTTAATATATGTGCAATCACATCAACAGTCCACCCATTTCCAATCATCTTATATCTTTGTGTGTTAGAAACACCTTTTGTATAATCAATGGGAATTGTTTGTAATTGTTCTAATTCATTAATACTAACTCTATTTTCTTTATTTTTTGATTTTAATGGAACATTATGACCGCCAGTACCCATATTTGCAGTTAAAGTTGGGCAAACACCGCTTTTATTTTCTCTAAAATAACTTCTTCTCCATTGAAAATATAATTTTTTCCAATTTGGTCTTTTTGGTAATGTTGGTATTGGTATATTTGTCCAATATAATCTTGGTCTATTTTGATGAACAAATAAGTCAGAATTTATTGCATAAGGTTCAATACCAAATAAATTACCTAACTGTGTTTCTGGGTAAATATCAGACAATGTTTTAGAAATAACATCTTGATACTCTTGTTTCATTCTGACATTTTCAAGTAAAAAATATTTTGGTTTTAACTCTTTTAACAATCGTGCAAATTCATAAAATAATTTACCTCTTGGGTCGTTAAAATTTTGTTCTTTACCAGCAAAACTAAAAGACTGACAAGGTGAGCCGCCAAAAATTAAATCAATGTCATAAATAAAATTTTCACCTTTTACATTTTGTATGTCGCCAAGATGAATAGTGTTTGGATAATTTTTTCGTGCAATATCTATCGCATATTTATCTATTTCACTTGCATAGTAATTATCATATTTAATATTAGCTTTGTTTAATGCTAATTGACCACAGCTCATACCATCAAATAAACTTAAAACATTCATTTTATCTTTTACAATCCTCATAAACAGATTGATATTTACTAACAAGTTCTGGCTTTCTTAAATGTATCTCTCGTATGCCATGAATAACACTTGTATGGTCTTTGTCATACTTATCGCCAATCTCAACTAAACTTAATATTGAGTTTGTTTTTAATAAATTAAATATTAACCATCTTGCTATAGACAGCTCTTTTACCCTTCTGCGTGATATTAAATCAATGTATGATATTTGGAAATCATCACATATATGCTCTATTGTTTTATCTAAACATTTTTTATTTCTTAATTTTTCCATTTTCTTCTATTGCCCTATCTATGTAGAATTTAGCTTTCTCCAAATCTTGTTGAAAATTTCCTTTCTTAGTACATCTCCACACATACTTACTTGCATTACCAAGACAATAAGCAATAAAACCTTTTACTCCCAACATGGCTCGTATGGAGTCTAAAGCCTCTAACTTATCGCCTTGATAATGAGGTGGATTATTAACTAAATCTTCTTCCATTTAAAAAGGAATGTCATCATTTGGCTCAACGCTTGATGGTGCAGCAGATTGTTGGTCTTTTTTTGCATGAGACACTACATTACCAATCTCTACTTTTAACGTAGCATTAGCATCACCATCTTTTTTAACGTAAGAATTTATACCTGAGATTTTACCAAATACAGTTACTGGCATACCTTTGCTTAACCAAGATAAACTTTCACCATACTTACCCCAAACAGCACAATCATTATAAATAACCGTTTCTTTGTTAATGTTTGAAGCAACTGTAAAATTTAATACAGATGTTTCGCCAACATTTTTTAGTTCTGGATCGTTAGCAATATTACCAGTAATATTATATGAGTTCATATTTTTCTCCTATGGTTAATTAAACTCTATCTTCAAGAGCAGTCTTTCTGCTCGCAAAAATTCCTCTTACATAATCAGTATGATT